TTTCCATCATTGGATGTACCAAGATATTCTGTAGCCTTGCTACCTTCTTTGAGTTCAATACCCAAAACATCTGCATACTCCTCAGCTGTAGGATTTACAGCTATCACCTTTGCTTCAAACAGACCAATCTTCTTTGAGAATACCTGTTCTTCTTGTCCTTTCTTAACACTTCCTTCAATAGCCATTGTTTTCTAGTTTTTGTTTTAAATTAAGAATAATACTCATCTACGGTTTTAACTACAAGAGATAAATCATTTGGAACCTTTATTTCACTGAACATTCCACTTGGACTCTTTGCAGGATATTTCTTCCATCTGTTAGTTACAAAATTGTAATTAGCAGATCCATCTTTATTCTCATCTACATGTGTATAGAGACAGACAGTGAAAAGTCCTTCCAATGTAATTTGATTATCCAATGCTTTCCCAGATGTCTTCATCTTATATCCCACTATCTCTCCACCATCTTCAATGGTTTCAGGATGTGTGAAATAAAACACTTTAATGTCATCTCTCAGTTTCCTTGCCATCTTGAACAAATCCACCATATCCTTCATCAGAATGGTGAACTTTGTAAACCCAATCTCTGTGGCTTTATCAGCCATTCTAAAGCTCATCATGTAATTACTGTCTTCAATGACAATGTTCTTCACTTGAGGTGCTTTTTCAGAGAGTGTTAACAGCAAACGTGTGATTTCATTGATGTCATCTACTTCCTTGTAATTCTTGTTTTCAGCGTTATACATCTTCTCTGATCCCTTGAAAGGAAGCTCCTTCTTGGCAACATTGATGATGTACGTTTCTTTAGGATCAAGAGATTTAATAGATGTAGATTTCCCTGTTCCTGTGGCTCCTACGATTCCAATTAATTTACTAGCCATACTTTCTAAGTTTACTCCGAAGATACGAAAATCTTCTCATTTTTCATACACGATTTTTGATTTGTCAAAAAATTCCAGAGCTCTTTTTAACCAGTTACGCTCTGCTTCCTCATTACTAGAGATGATGATTATTTCAGCCTTCTTATCCGGTGTGTCATACTCCATAGCCATGCATCTATTGATCTTTTGAGCAAGATTCTCTGCATTACTATCAAAATAGTTAATCACCACCTTGTTAAGAGGCTTGTATGTCACCCCTGTGTTCCCAATCTTAACCACAGCCATGTGTTTTCCCTCTCCATTAGCAAAGTCTTCAAACATTTGTTTTTCAGTGGATTTGCTGTGATAGGAAGGAATACCTAGACCATCAGCCACTTCTGTAATTCCACAGAACACAAGCACTCTTTCATCCTTGTATTTCTGTAAGATCTGCTTAGTGGCGTTTATTTTAGCAATACTCTTCTGAATCAATCTCATTCTCTTCAGTCTCAAGAACATTGTCTGTTGACCTTTCATCTCTGCTTGATTGATTCCCCATGTTATGGCATCATATTGCTTTTTCTCCGTTCTCTTTTTTCCATTGAAATCAACCACCTTACTGTTATCCAGAGGAACAATCTTCACTGTAATAGTGTAGTCAACAATGACACCCTCTCTTACAGCTTGTTCCATAGGATATTCTGCCACCACCTTGAGTCCAAGCTCTGTAGCAAGTGTACTCCTTGTGTAATTGGTCATTGTACCTGTGAGCCCTAACACTACACTATTCATCTCCAGAAGCTCCCTAGCAGCCTCTATTTGAGCCTCAGACAGCAAATGTATCTCATCAATCACCACCATGTCATATTTCTCCTCTTTGTATTTATGAAGAGATAGATGAGTGGTGTATGTGACATTCTTGCTGTTATACTTCTTTGTCTTGAAATCTGTTTCCCAACTATCCTTGATTTTATTATCTGGATAGGCTATCAACAGTTTCTTTGGCTTTAGCTTCTGAAGAATGTTGATGGTAGTGAAGATTTTACCAAACCTTGGACACAAATAGAGAATACCATGTTTCACCTTTAGCCAATCATCAGCAAATTCCTGTTGACGTTGGTCTCTCAATGACAGCCTTTTCATGTTAATAAGCTTGTATCACTGTATTGTTCTTGTCAATAAGATATGTCACTCCAAACTTATTGTCATAATACTGTACAGCTTTCTGCATAACAGATACTTGTGCACCGGGATAGAATGGAAACACTTGTTGAAACTCTTGCTGTGTAGCCATTCTTCCACTAGTTTTATGAAAATGCTCTTTGTAATACTCGTAAGCTATCAATGCAGGATTTATTTGCTTATACTTCAAATACAATCTCTTGTCCATGTGTATTATCTTTTTTGATGATGGAGAATGACCAAAATAGCCATTCTATAGTGTATGCAGACACCCTTTCTATTTTATTCTTATACAGAATAATGTTAGGTATGAGAGCAAATTGCCAAAAGGTTCCTCCGTTAGGACTAAAACTAGATAACTTATAATGTGTTTGTTTCATTCTACGAAATATTGACCTGTAAATAATGAGTCATAAGAAAAATTGTCCATATTCTTCACTTTGGGAAGCTCTTTGAAAATACCTGTAGAGCCATGAAAGCCCATACCTATTCTCAAATCTGCTTCACCATAGGTGTTTTTCAGCACTTTAATGTTTCTAAAACAATCTGCACCTTCAGGTGATATAAACTTATCTATTTTATAACCTGAAGGATCACTTGTTTTATACCTAGATGGTTGAAAGAGCGATATAACTACATCACTATCTTCTGCTGGTCTACCACTCTCTTTTATCTGATCTAGGTTAGGCTCAAAAGCATCCATCTTTTGATAGATGGGATTGCTTAAGTCTCTGTTTATCTGGCTAACGCCAATTGGTGTATATCCTAGAAAGTCTCTCATCCATTGAAAATACTCACTTGCTTTGTCAATGGCTTCCTTCTTACTCATACCTCTTTCTGGCTTGATTAAGCCAAAATGATCTATGATGGGAATCACAATTTCATTCTCCACATTAGGAACATACACCTTCTCAAATTCACTCACCTCTTGTATCACACCATTCTTCTCTGCATACTTCTTGACATATTTATAAATGCCTGTTGGGTTTTGTGCACCTTCAATGATGTCACACACCTCACACAGCTCATTTATATAGTTTTGATACATCAAAAACAAATCATGCTCATCCTTTGTGAGCTTTGTTTCCCACCAACCAAGCAACTTGGCAATAGGAATGTTTATTCCTTCATCAAGAAATATCTTCCTGCTGGTCCATTTGGCTAGTGTATAAACCTTACTTCTCTCCATTGAGAACAATATAAACTTCAGCTTGACATTTGTATTGTTCTTGTTTGCATACCACCAATCAAAAGGATTGAGAATGTACGCACTATGACAAAAAGCTGATTTACCACTACCAGTGGCTCCAAATAACAGAGTGTAAATACGTTTTCTAATACCAACGTATTTATTCAATCTGTTGAATCCCATAGGAATACCACTGTTCTTACCATCTAAACCACGTTGTACTTCCTGTTTTAACAGTTCAAAATCATTTGTCATTGTTTAGATGTTGTTTTAGTCTATTTTGATAAGCAAAATGAGCATCTATTTCTTTTTCATAATGACCTAATTTAATTCTTTTACTATTAATTAGAATTTCAGCTGCCCATTTCTTTCTATCTTTTCTCCAACTAACTCCTACATATTTACTAGTAGAAACAATATGTTTTAAATTACAATTTTCTCTATTTTTAATAATTTCTAAATTAGATAATCTATTATCAGTTTTATCTAAATTTATATGATTAATTACTAATGTATGACCATTTGGTACATGTTTCATAAAAGCCATTGCTACTAATTGATGTACTTTATATACTTTTTTTCTACCATTAATAGAAAGAGAAACTTGTAAATACCCTTTTTTTCCCAAAATAGGAACTAGTATTTTTTCTTTATTGTTTTTTATACTTTTTATATTACCAAAATTACTTACTTGATAGCGACCTATGTAATCAGGTATGTCTTTATAAATTTCCATAATTATTAAATATCCGTACCTCCTGTAGAAGATGTCATATCTTCTATATTTGTGGTTTTTGCTAGCTCAATAAATGGTTCAAAAGTGCGTTGATTGAGATAGGTGACGGTGCTCTGCATAAATGTAAGTCTATTCACTCCTGTCTTTACAGAATTCTCTTTCTTCTGTAGCACTTCCATTTCTAAAGCCTTCACCAAATCATCAATTGTATACTCTCCTTCACCAACTATCTTTGTAATAATCATTCTGCAGTCATCCTTTTTCACTCTCAAGGCTCTTCCACCTGTAAAGGTTTTGCCTTTGTGTGTAAAGGTGTCAGTGCCCGGAAATG